ATGAGATGCGTCACAAGTTAGAAGCATACCTATGAGTATGACTGAATTATCTGAAGAAGAAATTGTAAGAGAAGCAGTCACTGGTCAAGTTATGGACACTGATGTTGTATCCACTCCCAGCTCACATTACTGCAAACATGGAACATATGTAGGCAGTATTTATACCGCAGATTACATCTGTGGTGCATGCGAACAGGGAGAGTGATATAATGTCAGTGACCATTGACAGGAGGTTGTCAACATGACATCACCACATACAGGTTTGAGTCCTATGCCTAAAGCTGAACCGGAGTATCGTGAAGTAGAAGTCACGATACGGTTCAATCCTCTTGCATTTAAGCATGCTAAAGATTTAGTAGATAATGCCTTTATAGGCATGCCTGGCATACCAGCGCACTATGCAAGAGAAATACTCACCATGATTGAGCATGACGCTCTCGAAAAATTCGGGAAAGCCTATGTTGAGTCATGGCAAGATCATCCTAGCCCAATGCCCTTGAGCTAAGGATCGGGGAACCGTGAATACCTCTTTATTCGTATATAGATGAGACTACACAACATCACGGAGGAGCTCGTAAGTTCGATATTTCATCGCTGAGTGCAGGTTCGATTCCTGCTTCCCCACTACACTGAAAAAAAGGAGGATATATGAAAGCTATTCATGGCGCATGGAAGAAAGTTGACAGAATCATGTCAATTCCTGTTCATGAGGATCTGATCTTAACGATCAGAGTTAAACAGGATCACGATATGGATGAAGTCAGACAAATAGTCTTCGATAATGCCCATGACCTACACCTTGAGCTCGAACGAGCACAGCTACCCAGCACAGTGGTAGTCTGTTCCGGTGATGGAATTAAGGATAAGGTCATTGAAAAGTTTGCCAATGGGTAACACAACGCCCTCCGTTGTGTTGCTCCGGCAGGTATAACCTGCCACGCCCACCAACCGCCCAGTCGCAGTTCCTCCTCCGACTGTTAGCCGTTGGTGGGCATTTTTTTTTGTTTTGACACGAATTTGTCAATTTTTTTTATTTTCTCCTCTAAGGGGTAAGTTTTGACAGAAGATGCGTTCATCAAAGAATGATGCGTGGGTCTATTTGAGATAAGCTTATGCGTATGCCGACTAAAGAAGGATTTCCACTAAGCGATAAAAGAGTGCAGGTAGATTTATTGCACCCGATACTCAAACATAGACTCACTGCCTTGTTTAGACATCCTGAAATACAAGGTCGTATGGTTATATGCTCCGGTGTCAGATCTTATGCAGATCAGAAAAGACTTTACGATGGGTACAAGGCAGGTAAGAAGGGATTCAATCTCGCTGCGAATCCTGACTGGAAAAGACCTGATGGATTTTTTTATGGGTCATTTCACCAACATCAACCGGATGGGTATGGGTATGCTGTTGACTTCCGAATAACCAGCAAGAAGCTGACAACACATAGAGCTAATGAGCTGGCAAGAGCTTTTGGTTTATGTCCGACAGTAAAGGGTGAGTGGTGGCACCATCAACCAAGAGATGCAAATGATTGGTTCCCTACCCCAGGGTTTGATAATCCTCCTGTCCCTAAAGTTGACTTTGAAGCTATCATCCAATTCTTAAATGGGTTAAGGGAAGAGGTAGCTAAGAAACCTTTGAAGGCTTACAGATCAAAAGGTAAAGCTGTTGAGGTCGCACAACGAAAGTTATCTGACAAAGGATATGAGTGTGGTATGCCTGATGGAAAATTTGGTTGGAAAACTAGAAGAGCCACGATATCTTTTCAACGTGCTAATGACATACTTCATGATGGGACTATCGGTCCGATAACTTGGGACGCTTTATTATCTCCTGAACAGGAAGAAGAAGACGTTCAAAAAAGTTTGTTCTAGTATCCACCACTTTTGAAAAAAGCCTGCTAGGCTAAACGTCACTGACCAATCACCAGGGAGAACGCCTCAAGCGTTCTCACCAGTTCCAGGAGGACGAATGGAAACTTTAAATTCTGCGATCCAATCTTCCGAACTACCAATAGATCCTGATTGGGTCGTTAATCTGTTAGAACAATTCTGTAAAAATGACAGTGATTTATATGAGGTAGAACCTTATTTACCCCTGTTAGAAACAGGCATAGACCCCTCAAAAGTACGCAAAAAGGTACATGGTTCATTAGAAAATGACTACTATGGCCCTGAATTGATGACTGCTGTTAGGACATTGTGGGCATATGGATTTGAAACAAATCGCATATCTTCCCTTCTGTCAGTGGCACCTGAAACATGTCGTTCTGTTTTGACAGGTTCACGATGGTGTCCTGAAGAACGTGACGCTGTAGCAATGCACATTTGCGGACAGACACCTGTTCAAATAGCACAAGAACTAGAAAAGACTAGAAGGTGGGTTTACTACGTGTTTGATGTACACGGTGTCACACCCCATAGGCATAATGCTAGTCCACCTTCTAAAAAACAGAAGAGGGAAATAATAAGACGATATGACGGTGGTGACAGTGCAGTGTCAATAGCAAAAGATTTGAGACTAGCAGAGCACCAAGTTTATTTCGTAATAACACAAGCTAGAACATCAGGGAGAAGAATAAGATCATGAGCGTAGGACCATCAGCACCATCAGAAGTAGCAGATCCTTGGGGTTTGGCTCCCTATTCCCCAAGGACTCTGCATCAGTCAGACATCAACACGGCAGAGATATGCACACTAAGGTTGCATTATTCTAAACAGCCGGACCGTGTGTACACATCAGATGTGAACCGTGCAATGGGAACCGCCTATCACGCAGGACTAGCAGAATACTATCTCTCAAGAAAAAACGGAAAATTTTTAGAAGTCAAAGACAGCATCAGTGTTGCATTAGAAGCTTTCAGACATGAAGTAGCTATCTCAGACCCTGAGATGTTCTCTTGGACCTTCCAAGAACAAACGTCAAGACTCGACAGAATAGATTTAGATTACAACGAAGCCTCAGCAATGATTAGCGATCTCATAGCTCAATACTATGAACAGGGAAGAATGTGGCCTGAAGAGTACGAAGTGATAATGGTAGAAGAATCATTTCTTTTACCATTGGAGTATCAAGATAATGGCTCTGTTGAATTCGCTCAGAACATGACTGTTAGAAAAGGAACGGTTGACCTTGTTCTTAGAGGACCTGATGGATGGTACAGAATAGTAGATCATAAAAGCGCTAAGAAGAAGTGGCCTAAAGGTAAGGAGACTCATCGTAAAACTCCACAACCAGGGTACTACATAGGCGCTTTACAAGAACTCTTGGAAGATGAGAATGTCACATTCGTTTATGACATTGCATCTTGGCAAGGTGATTTTCAGCGGATAGATGCACCTCGAACAAAGGCGCAGATAGAAGCTGTTAAACAAAAAGCCAAGGCGACTGCTTTGGTGCTTGAAGGGAATGCCTTCATGCCTAATACAACGTCTTTCTTATGCACCGAAAGGTTCTGTGATTATTGGTATCACTGCCCCTTCGGAGAAGCATTAGAAGGCAACGACTCAGAAGGAGCGTGAGAAATTTGGATGCAAGAGATGCTTCCATACTAGCTCAAGTCTCTGCCAAAGTAGCAGGCCATGTCTGCTCTGCTAGTGGAGATATTGACAAGTATCTGTCAACCGTAGAAGCAGTTCACAACGATCTTTTAGAACGATGTGGTACTGCTGTAGTGACAGCTACATTTGAAGGCACTACACAAGTAGCGGCCACACCAGCACCAGCGCCTACACCACAGGTTCAAGCTGGTCCTATAAGTGCTGATTCCAGCGAAGAAGCTAAATGGCAGGACGCATTGGTTAATAACCCTAACAATTGGTTTAATAACACTGCAGATAAGAAGAACCCTGCCGGTCCTGACTTCCGTCATAAGACAGTTAAAGATGGTGGAGGACAGTTCAATATTGGACTCTGGCTTACGTCAGATAAATTCAAGACGAGAGCACCCGATTGGGTTTTCGCTCAACTCGGAATGGATATCCCAGCCGGATTCAAAGCTGGTAAGTAGACACTATGCCAGTACGCCGACTAGAGGAAGTCGGAGAAGAGTTAAGCCGGTGGGCTACATCTGGGCTAACCAGAGTACCCACTGGCTTTCCACTTTTCGATGACCGTACCAATGGAGGAATAGCACCAGGGGAGGTGTTTCTATTCCTAGCAAGAACCAGTGTGGGTAAAACATGGTTCGCACTTAACGTCATAGCTAACCAAGAAAGAACAACACCTATGGTGTTCTTCTCTTTAGAGATGCATGGCAGATACATATTACAAAGGCTCGCTGGTATAGCCAGCAACACGCCAACAATCGACATAGAACAGTCACTTTCTGAGACAGGAGAGGCAGAAGGTGTGAAGATAGCAGAAGAAAGATATCCCTTGCTGGCTATAGAAGATGAACCAGGGATGTCTGTAAGAGCAATGAGTGAAGCGTTAGAGGAGTATGCAGGGCAATTCGGTCAACCACCAAGGCTGGCCGTAGTGGATTACATGGAGCTTGTCAGGTCCCCAGGGATGACCCAAGTGGAAAATGTAGACAAGTTAGGTTGGGCATTAAAAGATTTCGCACGTAAGGAAGATATAGCTTTAGTTGTTTTGCATCAGGTTAAAAGAGGGGATGGTAACCAAGGACATCAGCCTTTGACTATGACTGATGCTCGTTTCGGTGGAGAGATGTCTGCTGATTATGTAGGCGGCGCTTTTAGACCGTGTTTGAATCCTTCGTTAAGTCCTGACATGAGAGAATCAATGGAAACAGATTTCCGTTTACAGTTCCTCAAAACAAGATCTTCAGGAGGTGTTTACCCTGACGGTGTCAGACATTATTTTGATGTAGATACAGGTTCTATAGTTCCTTGGTTCAATCAGGGACCCGATGGGCAGATGGAGTTTTAATGCAAGACGTAGAAGAGATGAAACAAATAGCTGGAGAGGTGAGAATGGAAACCATTCTAGATCTTTTAGGCTTAGATCGACCTAACAGCGGTCATAAAATTGCTTCTATTAATAACCCTGACGAAACAGTACCTAGTTTACATATCTACGAATATGACTGGTATGACTTCAGCTCAGGTGAAGGTGGTGACCAAATAACTTTCGTTCAAAAGTATTTTGGTTGCAACTTCTGGAAAGCGTTGACATTCATCTGTCAAGCGGACGGAATGGATGGACCTAGAAAGCAAACAGTAAATCAAAAACCTTTACCTGACCTTACAGACAGGTTTAAGAGTGAGCCTGAAGGTGACTCACAAGCAAGGGATAATGCTAGACGAAAAGTAGAAGAAAAATGGCCTTATTTAACACTTGAAGACATAGAAGAATTCGGTGTGAAAGTAACCCCATACTCTCTATGGGTCCCATTTTGGTACAACAAGAAAGTAGTAGGTATAAAAACTAGAAGTCTGATAGGAGCTGATAGCAAGATGAGTGTGAAAGGAAGCAGGTTTACATCAGAACTTTATTCTGTTCTGAAAAGACCAAATGCCACTATGGCTTGGATATGTGAAGGGGAATCAGATACATGGTGTCTTTCTAAAGCATTGAAAAATGACCATAGGAACATTGTGTTCGGATTACCTGCTGGAGCAGGATGTGTTAAAGCCAATTGGTTCAACGGATGGAACTATGAAATAACTTTTCTTTTATTAGATGACGATCAAGCAGGAAGAAAAGCGGCAGAAAAAATCACTGATTATCTAGGAGAAGACCACCAAATAGAAGGATTATTTTTGCCTGGGGGACGATTAGCAGAAGCATTGTCAGAAGGTTGGGTACCTCCTGTACTAGAATGGGAATGATGGCTAATCCTTCTCGCTCTAAAGGCACAGCTTTTGAGAACGAAGTTCTCGAAGACTTGAAGTTNATATGGCCTGACGCTGACCGTGCCAAAGCCGGTAATAAATCTAATGATTTCACTGGCATACCTTTCCCTGTCGAAGCGAAACATCGTAAAGCATGGGATATAAGGAATTGGGTGCGGAAAATTCAGGAAGTAGCAGAGGATCATAGGTGGGTGATAGTTGCGGCAGATGGTGATAGACGAAAGTCGTCTTCCCCAGGGACTATTGCAGTGGTGGACCCAGATTTCCTATATGAATTATTGGAACGCTGGGTGGACATGCCAGAAATATTCTCTGAAGGAGATGATAGCGGTGAATGAGCCATACAAAAGAACTAGAGAACAGAAAGTTCATGACTTTGCAAACGCAAGAAGATACGAAGAGCATGTCGCAGAAGCTATAGGTATTCCTGTAATAACTAGATTCGATGCCACAGACGATCTGGATATTTGGGTCCCTGGTTACTATATTGAAGTAAAGGAAAAGAACCAGCACTACACACAGAGGTGGCATTTACTAGATGGTGTTGAAGAACGAGATTTATTCGTAATAGACGAACTTACGATACGTAGAGCATGCTCAAAATACCCTTACGTTTTCTTTTTGTTAAGAGACAATGTGGGAAGTGAACTACCAAGGATATACTTAGCACCCATTTGGGAACTAATAGCCGCAGAAAGAACTAGGAGGAACAGAAACGGTAAAGGNAAGTGGATTATAGATATAACTAATTTCACTCGGCTTAAAGAAGAAGCAGACATACCAGAATTTGCTGTACAAGCACTGGTTAAACAGCAATGGTTGACATCTGAATGTCAAACAAGATTAGAAATGTTAGAAATATGAGAGGTTTAAAATGGAAACAAGAGAGAGATATGAACATGGATTGACTGGCTACACTAAAGGGTGTAGATGTGATTTCTGTAAAGGCACAAAAGCTGCCTACGAAAGAATGAGAAGACAAATGCAACANGAAAAGAAGAGTAAAGAATTTAAAAAAGATAAGAAAAATAAACAGCAATCACTCGACCATGACACTATGACAATAAGTGAATACAAAAAACACAGAGAAGTAGAAGAAGCAAAAAGGCAGTTCAACTAATGATTGTAGGATTCGGCCATAGGGNTCAGGTAGGTAAAGACACCGCAGGCGACTGGCTCCAAGATTGGGGCTGGAAACGCCTAGCATTCGCAGATAAGGTCAGAGACGTTCTTTATGATTTGGACCCTGTGGTCGATCCTGTTTCAACTAGCTATTATTTCACACTGAAAAGCATGGTGGATCAAATGGGTTGGGAAATGGCTAAACAAAACCCTGAAGTAAGGTCACTATTACAAAAACTAGGACACGCTGTTAGAGACAAAATAGATCCAACAGTATGGTGCAGGGTAGTTATGGTAGAAGCAGATCGTTTAGACGAAGAAGGAACAGACGTAGTCATAACAGATGTTAGATACAGAAATGAAGCAGACGCTATACACGCAGTAGGAGGTGTGGTCTGCAGAATAGATCGTGGAATAAGTCAAAGATTAACCCACGCAGGAGAAGAAGAATTAGAAGACTATAAAGACTGGGATTATATTATTGACAATAATGGGTCAATAAAACAACTACAAGAACAAGTCACAGACCTTTTCCTTAAAGCACCACAAATAGTGTAGATTCTATATATGGGATTAGTAGCAGGAAGTGAATTGTGGGCTGTATGGACCACACAAAAAGAAGAAGGACACCCTGATTCATTCCACTACGTTCCAACAGAACCAGAGTTTATTCATGAAGTAACCCCAGATGGTTCATGCTTATGTGGCCCTCAAAGAATAGATGTATTCCATGTCACACCTTTCGGAGAAGAAATGCTACCTCATTACAGGCATCAAGCATTAGCCCCAGAGTTTTATGGCATGGATGACTTAGAAATATTTCCTGATTAATGGGACGGATAAGAGCACATCGTCTTCACAGAACAGGTAAGTTAGGGAGATCACGCCGTAAATGTATAGGAGGACATCGTTGCTTCTGTGGTTATCACAGTAGAGCGAAAGCTAACAGTGAGACTAATACGTTATCTTAAAAAAATTTGGGACTATCTAGGTTCAGATTCTTTCTGGAGTCAATACTAAGGCTCTATAAAAATACATTCACCAGGGCATTCTTNAGCCGCTTCAATCGCTGTCTCAAGGAGCTCTTCTGGGACTGTTGCAGTTCCATCAGCCATTTGTAACCGAGGAGTGCTTTTATCTGCACGATCCGTATCTGGTCCATATAAAGATTTCCATTCTNCTTCTTTAACATATGCTAGACCATCGTCATGCATGTCGAAAAGACTAGGGCATATCTCTACACACAGTCCATCACCTGTACAAAGATCCTGATCTATCCAAACCTTAGCCATTACTAACCAGGATGATTTTCTAAGAACGCCTCATATGCTTCCGGCGAATTCAGAATTATTGTTTGATATTTATACCCAGCGTCATCGCCCCCAAAACCTAGCGTAGCTATAAGGGTTCCTACTGCAGTCAGCAGAGCAGCTAGTCCAGCTATGAACTTAGTTAAACCACTCATTTGACTGCTAAAGCAGGATCGTAATCCAAAGCCCCCTTCTTAGCGAAGACGGCTGGATCGCCTGTCTCATTAAATTTTTCCATCGCAGGGCTTAAACTCTGCCCCCCAATAAAACTCTGTATCTTTAATGAACCCAACACTTCTGCTGTTTCTTCAGGGTCGATAGACTTGCCACATTCAGGACACCAAATACCTTGGCGTTCATTCGGGTCTGTTTGAAACCCACAGTTAGGACAAGTTCTTGACTCTGGCATGTCAAACAGTCAGAGAAGAAGTGCCTTTGTTGCCCACTTTCTGAGCCAAGGCTGATTTGATTACACTGATAGCTGCCGCAACACCTGCACCTGCCATCATTTTCCATTGGTCTACGCCAAGATCAAACATAGAGTTTGAACTCATAGCGCCGATAGCAGCTTGGAAAAAAGTTGCTACCACTCTTTCGATTAAGTCTTTTGTGAACATTGTCACCTTTCTTTTTGTTAGTACTTCGGTTTTTTCTTACGACCCATTATCCTCGTAACTCCGAATTATCCCAATAATAGTCTTCCCCCCACGTTTTACTACGGATAGCACCTTCAGCGATATCAGCTCTTTCATGAAGAGCGTTAATCTCTATAGGTATCCACCCTAAACCAGCGATGATGTCTTTCATTTCATCAACATCTTCTTTGATTGTTTCTACATCAGCCGCCATAGCGCTTGTAATATGAGCAGGAGTGAAACGGCTAAGGTCATCGACCCTAGCGCTCCGCAGATCATCAAGACCGTTAGCATTTTCCAAGACCCCTTGAGATATCTCATCAAGTTTTGCCAGAACTGTACTGTCTGTCCCAGTGTTCCCTTCAATTACCTGTACCTGCTTCTCCAAATCATCTATCCTGCCAGCAATACTAGCCGCATTCCAAACCACGACTCCGCTAGTGATAGCAACAGACATGATAAGCCCTAAAGTTATTTTAGACACTTTCACCTGTTTAATATCAGTCACATCAGTCATCAGTCAGCTTTCCTTAACACAACATTCGCTAAAAGGCGATGCCGTTTGTTAGCTTGTGACCTGTCGTAGACCCCAAGTGCCTGTGTCTGTACTTGTAAAACTTCATATACCTCTGCTGCTCCTGTAGTAGACCAGTCTATATCTTGATAGTTTACTCTTCTTTGAGTGAGCGCCGCCAGAGTCCTAGCCCTTAAAGCACCAGCATTAGGTGCATTCTCTGGCAAAGGACGACCATTCAGCCCTCTAACATTGTCTCCGCAATCTATTATGATTGACACTACAGTGTCACGCAACCCAATTGGATGATATTTAACCTGAACGAAATTTAATTTCGTAGTAGCTGTACCACTACCAACAAACACAACCTTCCACTGTAAAGATCTAGAAGAAGAAGACAGTCTTGTTGACTGAGCTAAACCATCAACAGTGTCCAAAGTAGACAGAGCTGTATAGTTCTCCCCTTCATCAATAGATACGTGAGGTGTAACAGAACAACCATTAGGAAGAGCGGAAGTTAAAACAGTTATCTCATCCCACCCTTTAGTGAGAGCACTACCGCCATCTATACGAGAACCATTAAGAGTTCCAGCAGTTTCAAAAGCAGTAGTAGATTCTTTTTTAATACCTGTTCCAGCTACAGAAAATACAACACGACCCTGCCATACATCAGCACCATATACATCTCCTGTCGTAGCGTCATCAGATTGAAAGAACTTGGTGTAACCACCAGTCTCTAAATCATAGCATCCCAAACCTGTTTTGTTGCCAGAAGTCATCTTCTTCCATCCCCAATACACCTGATTATCTCTAGCTGTGAAGACCCCAACAGAATGATCGTCTGTGGTCGCCTTATCAGCCAGCTCGGTTATAAAGAAAGGAGTTAAAGCTCCTGTTTGAGGATCTGGGACACACCTATAAATATAAGAAGTACCAGTAGAGCTAGTGTTTTCCCTGTGTGCTCTAACAAAAACAGAGCCACCAGCAGCAAAAGCCTCTCTAGGGGAAAGCCCTGGAGGTAAATCCCAAGCCACGAATGGGTACTGGGTATTACCTGAGCTATCTAAACCTAATGGCCAAGCATAAACCATACCTTTGTTACCTTTATATGCACAGAAATATACATGACCGTTAGCTTCAGTGAAGCTTTGTATAGTCCATCCTCGCCCTAGAGTAAGGTGACCGCCAGCTCTTTCAATAGTTCCCACATCACTGCCACCACCTATTGAATAGGAAGTGAACCTGTTAGGAGTGGTAGAAGAGTTAACTGGTTCTCCACAACATAAACGACCAGCCACAAAATCTATTGTGTCTACGTCTGCTGAGTTCCATTGTGTAGTGATAGCAGTAGTTGTTCCTCTTAAAATTCCTTTAGCCCCACAAGCTGCGTACCAATATTGACCATCAGTTGTCAAATCTGTAATAGCAACAGCCGCCCCTCCATGTTCATGGGCTCTCGCAGTTCCACCACCAGGGGTTCCCACATCAGTGAAATGAGTGAGAGTATCATCAGCAGTTTGGACATATAAAGTATCCCCAACAACCACCAACCTAGGGTTAGCATAAGTAGTATTCAACATCTCAGGGCTGGAAGGTAAAAGTTTTATAGTCCCAGCTTCAGAAAAAGGATCTAAACCTTCACTAGACAGATACATAGTTGAATCACTATCGTTACGATTCAAGAAAGTCTGCCCTTGTCCACCCACCCAAGAGTCACTAGAACCAAACGAATACCTTTCAACAGCTTGATCGAAAGGAGTGTCGCCAGTAGCTAACCTTTCAGGCATCAAAGGAACAGTCGTCTTCTCATAACCATTACCTTCAGAAGTCTCAGCAAGAATATAACCTGTACCGTCTATAGCAATATCATAAATAGTTCCAACAGTATCTAAAGCAGTTACACTAGCTGGCTCCGTGAAATCCGTTTCAATTACAATCGTGTCAGCAGCCATCAGGTAGTCTCCACATAATTAGTATTCCTAGCTTGCATACTCACCGTGTACTTGAAATCATCCAAAAACGCATAGTTCAACGTGTAAGTAGTAGCCGCACTGGTAACCCAACCAGAATCAAACAACTCCACTCCGCTCTCATATTCCAACAACTTAACCCTGTAAGAATGCTGGGCTTCTCCAGAACCGCCATGAGCGTAAGTCCAATTTATAGTAACAGCAGACAAAGAAGTCATAGTGTAAGTAGCGTTAGTACCCATACTTGTAGACCCGAACACTACGTTCCCTGGGGTTAAAGTAGGCACACCCAAATTCAATGCAGTGAAATCTTCAGTGTCAGGAGCGCTTGTGTAACGATCAGCGTCCCCTGTTCCTATAGCTACTGGACCTCTAACAGAAACTCTCACACTTAGATCAGTGTTGCCATTAGTAACCAAAGCAGCGCCTGTAGCACTGTTCTTAAGAAGAGTTAAATCTGTTGCGTAAGAAGTATCAGCTCCGCTTACCCAACCAGTGTCGCTGTAAGTAATACTCCCATCATCACTGATGTATTCAATTCGGTAAAACTCTTGGGGAGCTGCCCCTGCTCTCTGTCCCTGCTGTTTTTGACTGTACGTCCATGAAACCGTGTGAGGGTTTGCGGTAACCGTCCCTATTGCAGCCACACTCACAGTGGGAGCAGCATACTGGGGTTGCCCAGCTATACCCTCTCCACCTATTTTTGAACAGCCAAGTGCTCCACCTGATAAAGCCATTACGCATGTGCTGCTTCTGCTGTTAGAGCAGTTACAGGGAACACAACTTTGCGACCACTGTCCCAAGTCTGAGCTGAACCACCGCCTTTACTTGTTTCAGCTTCAGTGGAACCTCTAGCAATAGTCAAAGTATAAGGATTACTACTACCACTAATGTTAGTAACTTTAACCAACTCAGGTTGGTGTTCAGCGCCGTCAGGATCAATACACATAACAATGTAATCACTCACATCACCAAATATAGAACTTGGGAATATGCTTGCATTCGCAGCCACATTCACTTGGCAAGACGTAGCTGTATTGCTTATACCTGCGTGTAATGTTCCTTCACAAAAATTCCAATATTTTCTAGCCATAATTCACCTCAAACTATCACATGTGGCATCTTACGATAAGGTCTAACCCTCGGCAGATTCTGCACCCTTTTAGCCTCATCTATACGGCGATAAAACTCGCCCCACAATTCTCTCATAAGTCTAACATTAAACCCCTGCCTCACGGCAGCGTCCTGATTCCACTCCTCTATCTGATCCAAATCCAACCTAGTGATCTCATTACCAGTAATCGCATACGCTGCCGCATACAACGAAGGTAGATCCTCACAAGCCATAGGCAGACTCACAGTAGCCGCCTCCGTAGGAGGCGTAACAGACCAAGTGTAAGGAGTCACATACACAACAATAAGCTCATCGTCATCCTCCACAGTAGAAGGAACCCTCAAAGCCTTACCTGTGCTGACCATACCAGTCGGTAGATCTTCCTCAAATTGCCAGCCACCAACATCAATGATCCTCCCAGTGACACTAATTAAATGCCTTACACTCAACACTCTTTGTGTAGTAGCAGGCATCTCAATGTACTGCTTACCTGCCACCCTATACTTACTTTCAGTAGTAGTAGCAGGTAAATAAACGCCCATAGGACCAGACAAACAACGCTGAACAAACCTAGAAACATCAGCTCTCAAATGCCCTGGTTGAACCAGAACAGGATCAGTAGCAACATGATCCCCAGAAGCAGTAGTACCAGCGTAACCCCTAGAAACAGTAACAATATCAGTACTTGTATTAACAGCAGTAATAAGCATCGCTTCCTGATTAATCTCAATAACGTCCGTTATCGACAACTTAGAAGCATCACCAGTAGCAAGGTTAATAGAAGTAGAACTAGCGCTACTAGGAGCACCAGACAAAGTCACCTGCAAAGGTCTTTCAGAATGCCTATACAATCTTGACATTGTTTCGTCAATAAGATCACCTAAACTCACTGATGTTGTAGTAGCCATTTACCTTCTTGACCTCATTCTCCCAGGGAACCTTCCTGCCCTATTAGTTCTATACCGCATGTCTACACGCAAGCTTAGTGGACCACCAACATTACCGATAGGTCCTATTCCGTGTGACAATATAATATCAACTTCTTCCGATTGTGTTAAGGTCCTGTCCCCAAGACCTTCTAAAACTTCTATCAAATCACTGACAGAAACGCCGATCTTAGCGTCCTCACCAAGAATCCTGTAATTACTACTGTTCTGATAAGTAGTTGAAGACTGATAATCCAACGAAGTGTCGAACAATTCACCAACATCAGAATCAGACAAAGCTATAGCAGCAGTACCTTCAGTACCAGAAGCAGTATCAGCTTGAGTCACAGCAGCTATAACAGGTGAAAGAGCGTCAACGATAGCCATGGCATCACTCTGTGTGAGAGAAATCCCATGAGCATCGGTGGCACTAGCCGTATCGGAACTGCTAACAGCAGTTCCTTGACCTTCAGTTTCAGCTACAGAGAAAGTATCAGAAGAAGAAATAGAAAGCTCATAGCCTTCTGTTATGCCAGTAACCCATTCAAGAATGGCACCGCCACCCTCTAATGTAATAGAAAGAGCGACAGGTGAACCTTCAACAGCAGCACCAGTATCAGCTTGAGAAACAGTTACTGTAAGAGTCTGAGCATCAACACCAGTAGCCGTATCAGTTATAGGGTCGTCTACACCTAGACGGTAACGAAGACGATCAGAACGATAGTCATGATCGTTTCTGTATTGTTGAGGGAAAATACCGTAGCGCCGTCTTAAATAACGGTAACCAAGCTCTCCTGTATGTTCTACATCACCTGCACGGTATTGAAAATCATTCCGATAATCGACTCCCTCTGCACCAGGGGCGAAAGTTTCAGAGGATTGATAGTCGGTGGAATTCCGATAGGCTAAACCACCAGCCATTGTTTACTCTGGTTGTGTCGGCCAATCGCCGAACTCAGATTGTTTAGTTGCTGTTGAAGGGAAGTCCCGAAGTTCTTGACGGTATGTAGCCCATTCAGCTTTCTTCTCATCAGTAAGAGGAGAATCAGCCATTTGAGTCCAATCAGACTCAATCAATAAAGCATTTCGCCTGTGTCTAACAGGTGAAATATCGTTATCATACGCTTCTCTTTCAGCAAGAATTTCTGCACGTTCATCGTCATCCAATGGGACAGTTATCCATTCACCATCTTCGTCTTGAATCAGCTTGTTCATTTCTTCTTCTGACATATTTATCTCCTTTCTTAGCTACGAAAATTTTCTACCATAAACATGAAAATATGTAGGTGACCTCCAAGAGTCATGGTAAGGCGTAAACCTCACACTTTCCCAAGGACCTGTATGACCATTCCAACTTACACCAGCACTAGCAATTCCGATAGTGGTTTCAAATTGGTGAGCCTGCGTACTGTCTTGTCTACTGTGAGGCATCCCAATTTGGAAAAATACGTTCGGATTTCTACTGCCTGTACCGTGCATATTTATTATTTCAACTATCCCACATCCCATGCCACCAGTCTGCGCCCAACCATACAAGGTTTGATGGCTAGTAAGTTTTGCAGAAATTTCACAACCAGGGTTATTATTGGAGTGATAATTAGAGGAAGTAGATGAATGTCTATTGTAAATCCAGTTGGAATTATGGTAACTGCCACTCCAACCGTGTGTGGGATGATAAAACCTCATTCTTAATGTGGTTCCATCATTGTCATTAGCGGAACGGAACCCTTGCCATATGATAACCGCATCCTTATAGTCGCTCATACTAGCTAAGGACACATCTATATATGTGGCTGTTTGCACATAACCAGTGCTTAAACCAACTGATCTCACATATTCTAAATCTGCTGCCATGTTTCCACCTTTAGTATTCCAACTGCCATAAAGAAATTTTCGAGCCAGTATCTATTTTGTTGCCACTATGAGATACTGATATTGAACTGATTGCTGAAGTGGTGTAACACTTACTCCAACCATAGCTTCTGCCATACCAGCCAGATCCCAATGACTGCGCTCTAAACAGCATTTGTTTACCGCCACCAATGTTCGCTGTAGTTCTATTACTGTTAGTTGTCAGGGCTTGTGTCCAATTAGCGAACGGAAACCACACCTCGATAAAACTTCTATCGTTACTGTTACCAGTGGCATGGATATAGGCATTGTTAGCTTGCTTATGCCAGCCTCCATAACCGTAAGAATAAGAAGAGCTACCGCCGCCACTTGAAGATGCCCCATTAGTGTCATACATTCCTGTAGTCTCACCGTTTATAGTGAGGGAAATGCCACTAGCGTTGCCGTTATATATATGCAAATCCATAGCTAAATACAAATGAGGTGAACTAGGGATGCTGGTAAAATTGACAGTTGTAACTGTGCTTCCAACAGTTGTTGTAGATACTAATTTCATTATCCGTAACTCACCCCATAAACTTGCACATTAGTGCCAGCATCAAACTGACCGTTCCCATGAACATCTCCACACCCGAACTGTATCGTACCCATAGACCCGATTACAGACTGACTAGGAAGGCTAGAGGATGCGAACTGAAACATATTTCCTTCATTACATCCACCGATCACCTGAATACCACAATTAGCGGTACCTTGTTGAGAGCCGTTATATGTAGTTTCGTTCCTGTCTCCACTTACATAAAGATCAACCCAACCGTACCTACCAGCAGTATCGTTATATTCGGTCATTACATCCCGAAACTCTGCGTATGACTGAGAGTTACCGTACCCGAATAAAAAACTGCCACTAGATGATGCCCAGTAGCATTGATCCTGATACACGTTGGCGCTTGAATATCCATCAACTCTGACTGTTAAATGACCTTGAGCATTTTGATTGCCGCCTCTTAAAGCCATACGGAACCAAAGAGCATCATAAGTATTATATGGCGCACTAGACACCGTATAACTTATATACTGTGTATCCGAAGCAAGAGTCAGTTCGTTAATACCTTCCCAAAGAAACTTTTCGCCAGCACCACTAGCCGCAGTAGATCCTAAAAGAGCAAGAATCTGCGACATTTAAGCTTCCAAAGATCCGATAAGAACCCAAGTAGTAGAAGCAGTTTTTATAGCTGTAGCACTCGCATACTGTCCTGCAATCTTTTTATTACCATCTTTTGACGACAAAGTGTCAGAAGTAATAGCTATAGTCACAGTCCCGCTACCCAACCGAACGAAAGTCAAAGTTGTACCCACAGGGTAAGCAACCGAGCTGTTCGCTGGAATAGTCAAAGTGTAATTAGAACCACTGTTCATCGTGATGCACTTCCCTGCATCAGCTAAAACCATCGTGTAGTTACCTGTTTTATTTTCCACACCTAACGGTGCTTCCAAACCACCTGAAACAGTCAGCTTGTCAGTAATAGTCACATTGCCGTCAGCTACCGCCAACGCTGTTTGACCATCAGTTCCTGTTATTGTCAAAGATTCCGCTGAGGAATCCCAGACCATAGCGTCACCAGCCGTATCTGAGTGGAAGGTTACGTCCCCACCATTACCATCGCTACCAACAGTTAAACCTGTTAAAGCACCAACAGAAGTAATCGCTGTCTGGGCGGCACCTGTAACAGTTGCCGCTGTACCAGAAGCATTACCTGTGACATTACCTGTCAAAGGACCAGAAAAAGCTGTCGCTGTTAAAGTCCCAGTCCCAGCATTATAAGTTAAACCCCCATCGGTCTTAGGAGCAAGGTCACCAGTAGCAGATTCAAACAAAGCTACTGAACACGAAGTGTCAGTAGTGTCAGCTACCGTAATATCAGTAGGGGTAGTAGAAGGAGCAGCAGCCCATTCAGTGTCCCCATCAGCTTGCTTTACAAGGACTTGATTAGTCGAAGCCCCAGCAGCCGTTGTAGATCCGACACCAAGTTTCGTTTCCAACGCAATAATAGCGCCAGAAGCATTGGTATGAACAACATCATGCTCATAACCAGAATCGTCCATCTCCGTAGTAGCACTAGGCGAAGGCTGTTGAGTGGAAGTATCAAGAGAAGTAGGGTAGTTAGTCGCCATACTAAGACACCGTGATAGTTACTGTTAAAGTCCATTCCGAACCAGAAGATTTAGTTCCAAGAGAAGCCACCTTACGATTCAGATTAGTTCCACTATCAGAGTTTCCGTTAGCGATAGACCATTCATTCCAAGCGAAGTTACCTTCCGAAGAACCCCACACAGCTTTCCAAGTCACAGTCTGAGCAGACCGTGAAGGAAAGCTAGTCTCCATGCCTTGATAATCCTTATTTGAAGATGCCTGAAGACCAGTCTGAGCTGCTGACGCAGCAGTAGAACTATCCCCAACACCTATATAACTATTAGCGTTATTAAACGCAGTTCCTCCAGCGCCGATAAGAAGATCCAAAAAAAGCTGAATGCCTTCATTTACAAGAAGATTATCCTCAACAGACACTGTGTCGTCTGGAGGAAGACCCAAAGCACGGTCACCAGCTTTGTCCCACTTCTCTACAGTGGACGTAACCGCCCAAGTTTTACTATTAATTAAATCAGGTTCCATAATTCCTCACTATATCACTTGATTCAGGGTGACTGCCATTGCTTGCAATTGATGGCTCCTTGAAAAAACAGCCACCCTGAAAACAAGATGTTTAAGGCTAATCCTTTCTTAGGAAGGAGCAGCCGAAGTTGTATTGGTCTGGCTTTCGTGAGGCTCACGCAAGGTGAGAGCCACGTTAGCTGTGTGACCACCCGAAGTTGTTATGTCATAAGTAGCTTTCATGTACTCCTTATAAACATCCATTCGGATATAAAGTGTTTGACTGTCGTCATCATGAGCGATTGCAGGGCAAGAACCGTACTCAACAGTGTTAGTACCACTGCTGTCGTCTGCACCTTCAAATCTGATTCCACCAGCAGCGAAAGAAGCGTTAGCTCCTATTGCTCCCAATGCAATTTCCATAACGACTGGTCCTGGTTTCCCAACCTGAACCCATCCGGTGTTACCGTCTGCTGCAATTGCTGTATCAGCAAGCAGCACACCACCAGTTGCGTCCTGTACAAGGGTACCTGGACCTACACCAACGTATGATTGCGCCATAATTTACTCCTTAAGCGTTCGTGATGCCGTATTGGCGCACGATTGATAGAGGGTTATAAATAGCAACACCTGGGTAGACTTCAACTCTTCCCATGTGTCCTGGTGCAGCCTCGGTTTCTCCGAAGTCAACTACGTCAAAAGAACCACCAAGTCCAAGAAGACCTGTTACGTTCTCATCTTCGCCGAAGGCGACATAGTAAATGCTTGTTGTGTCAGAAGTTCCGTCTCCAGGATCTTCATCGTATCCCAAGATAGCATTACCATCTTTGTCATCACCAATGATGCGAACTGGAATACCATTCCATTGCATAATCTGACGACCAAAACGGTCATCTCCCACATCTATGAGTGAGAAATAGCCAGCGGAATTACGACCAAGATCAGTCAACTTCCTTCTAACTGTGCGATTCATAAGAATCACATCTGCACTGGACTGACTACGAAGTTCATCGTGAGCTTCATCCATTTTTGCTAATGTGAGGGCTCCACCGCCAGAAGCGTTAAGAACCTTCTGACCTAGTCCCTCATCGATAAGGGCGTTAATACCCTTGAAATCCTTAGCAGTTCCTGTTCCATCGAAAAAATACTTATCGTACGTTCTAGACATGGCTTTAGCGAACTTGGCGTACTGCCTAGCTTTAACTGAAGTTACGTTGCCACGAACACGGACAAGATAATTATCAATGAACACTTCACCACCAAGGATGGCTGTACCAAAATACCGTTCCGTATCTGTGCCATGAGTACGTGAATACGACTCGTTCACATCACGGAAAGCTGGTGCTGGTAAGGTGTTTTCTACCTGTACTTTGAGGGCATTTCCAGAAATAGCCGTCTGAGGCATCATTTCAAGAATCGGAGATTCTTGGATAAGAGTTTCAACAACTCCACGCTTCAGTTGGTCATCACCGTACTTAGCAGCCTCAAGTAGGGTAACACTGCCTGTTGCCATATGTTTACCTTTCCTTTGGTTGTTTAGTGATTAATAATCGAAACCTATTTGCGCTTATTTTCCTTCTGCTCTAGCGCATATTCGATAGCTGCTACTCCACTCAACGTCTCAGGATTTATGATTGAGGTTGGTTGACCAGAAACTGCACCTACTTGCTGTGCTCTAGTAATAGCTTCAGCGTCAGCATGAGTAGGAGCTACTGGTTCAGATCCAAGAAAATCTTGGAGCTGGCTTTCTAGTTCTTCTCCCTCATACCCACGTTTGGCTAACAGGTCCCTCGCCAGCTTTTCCTGCTGAGCCCTTCGATCCTCTTGGATCTCTCTGGCTCGCTGTTCAAGCTGACTTATGTCAACGCCTTTCAAATCAGTTGGCTCAACAAGTGACAAACCGTGCTCTGAAATCACTTCATGTGCTTTCAAGCCGGAGAGTTCACTGGCAAGCAGTTTGTTCTCTTCTAGCGTTTGCTCCAACTTCTGTCGGAGCGCTCCACCCGACATCTGGGAAATTTCATCTTCGTCATCGAATGGCATATGTTTCTCCTTGTCTAGTACGCTTCTGAATCCAAGGGGAATCCAGAAGGATGTATATATCTAAGTATATCTTGACAAGGAGTGTCAAGTGTTAATATGCGGCTCCAGAACCTGATCGTCCTGTTTGACGTAACCTATTACCCTGCATACTTGTAGCGAAACCGCCACCTGCTCGACCTAAAGCCTGCTCAGATTGACGTGCTCTTGTCAAAAGATCAGTTTCCGCTGCCTGATTTAAGAACACTGCTTCTTCAAAATCAGACTGAGTAAAAGCACTCATACCTTGACCCTGCACATTTGTCCTAGACAACATGGCGTTTATCAAGCCTTTTTGACCAGAGTACATTCCATAAGCTTTCAAAGCTTGAGCACGATTAATACCTGCTTCTCTTATAGCTCTTATTCTCTCTAAAGAAGGAGCCACTAAACCTTGTTCAGAGGCAGCACCACCTATAACCGCAAATTGGTAAGCCTCTGCTAATTCATCAAATTCCAACAAAGGATCATTTTCTGTCACATCCCCTATATATAATGCTTCTACAAGAGCTTGCTGTTCATCACCTGATAAAGCATTTATCCTATTCATAGCTCCTTCAGGTAAAACACCTTGAGTTTCTAAACTTGTCAACTGCTCCAAAGTCTGCTCTCTTATTGCATCAGTCCAATTAGCTAACTGTTCTGGGTAACTGTAATTAGCATCCAAAACATTCTGATTGTATTCACTTACAAGATCAGTAGCAGCTTTAGGATCTACAACCGCTTGATACAACATCTCAACAGGAACATCCATATTTGCATACGCTTTAAAAGCAGCTCTAACACCACTGGAAGCGTTGTTGAGATTACGGAAAGTATCTAACCGTTGTGATAACTCTTCTGTGGAAATACCACGTTCCATAAACGCTGCATAATCCAAAGGACTTTCAGTGTTAGGATCAAAAATCAAACGGTCACCTATAGTCCCAGCATCTCTCAACACATTCCTATATTGCCTGACTTGGTCCACATAATCTGCTTCGTCTAAAAACCTCATACGACCTTGCTCATCAGTGATCCCTGGGAAAGCCGCAAGATACTGTGGCGACTGTCTTATCTGAGCGATCATAACATCATCATCAAGATTGTTTTCTATAGCGTCTCTTATCATGTCTTCTAAACCAAGATCTCTAGCCCAAGAAAAATTAACGTTAATCCAGTCGTAGACAGCGTTCCTAGTCTGATCGGGAGTTGTTGGAGTACCGTCAGGATTAGCCGCTGGATTACCATTCTCATCTAAAATCATCGTTTCACCTGTAGAAGTCAAAGTTACGTCTGCCAGAGTTCCACCTCCTCCAAGAAAGTCTTTTAAAGCTTGATGACCTGGATTAACAGCAGCTACATTGTAATCCCTTTGACCTTCTACAACAGCAAAATTAGCAAGTTCTCCATGCTGCATTGCTCTCCATGCGTTCAAACCTTCAGCAGTTCTAACAAAAGCATTTTCACCACCACCAACAAGTGCATCCGCTATGTCTTCCACTTCTTGTATTTTTATTTTGTCTTCACCAGTGCCAAATCTTTGGTTGTACCAATAATCAACAGCTTGATCGTAACCCATAGGATTACCATCTTTATCTGTTGGAGCCTCCCCTCTTTTCTTCATAGCATCTACCTCTGCTTGCATGTCGGCTTTAGTCACATTCATATAAGGATTATTAGCCCATTGTGTTTCTTTAATAGACATAATTTGTTCTTCTACTTCTGTTCTAAAAGCTTCTGCACTTTTACCAGCAGGATCTACATCAATAAAAACATTAGTTCTTTGACCTTCAAACTGAGGAACAAACAACTCACCAGTAATAACATCCCTCTCAACAGTCCCCAAATTTGCAGCAATCTGTAACTGGTAAGGAGTCCAATTTTCTCTTGGTAATGCATCCATCAGAAAATACCTCCACCACGATTAAACCCAAAAGTGTTACCCACAGCTCTCATCTTGTCCGCTGCAACAGCCTTAGCTTTCTTAGACCTTTTCCAATCATCAGTTTTACGAATCCTTGTTCTAAAAGCTTCCAAACCTTCTCCAGCCTGTAACGCACTCATCACAAGACTATTATTAAAATCACCAGCAGGAACGTCCATTTCAGAATCATACAAAGATACAAAAGGACTAGCCCAATCTTTAGTAGCTAAAAACTCTGGTTTGTTAGGAAACTTCTGCATAGCAGTTTGACGAATATCATCCATGAAATCTGATTCAGACATAGTATTCATCATCAAATCATTAGCTATAGCTTTAACGTCCGCACCATAAACACCAGGGTCTAACCCCCAGTTACGGTACTGCTCTTCAACCCACGCTGTCTTATCAGCCTTGTCTTGATCCCATTGACCAGAAGCAATACTTTGTTCCCTGACAATCGTTTGATATGGAGACTCACCACTTGTACTAGATAAAGCTTTTTGCTTTACCTGAGACATAAATGGACCTACCTGTGACGCTCCTGAAGCGATAAGGAAAGCCCATTGAGCTATTGTGTTTGCACCTATCTTCTCACTATCCCAATCAAACGATAGTGATTGGATACCCACATAAGTCTCATATTGTGATTTGAGTTTCTCAACCCAACGAGCTACTTCAGCGTCTTGTTCACCCTTAGTCCAACCATCCCACTGTTGTACTTTTAAAGATCTTGCATTCCCCCACTCAGTGTTATCTAGCCTGTCTTTGATGCCTTCACCATCTTCTAACATGAATGGGTCAGCTATGATCTCTGCTATAACACCCTGAACACCTGCATCATTCAGAGCATCCCTGTCACCTGCTACTTCAATTTCCATTAGAAGCTCTTCAATAAAACCAACAAGAGGAACTGTTTCACCTTCTTCATCTGTTAATTGAAGGTTGCCTGTTTGAGGATTTATCAAGTCACTGTAGTTATACACACCATCAGCGATAACCCAGCCTGTGCTGTTAGCCATCTCCGACCACTGGTCATAACTCAGATTTACATCCCCAAGATTTCCTATAGCCATGCCACTCAACTGGAAAGCAACCGCTCCACCAGTTGTCATGTCTTCATACCCTGGGATGGATATAACTAAGAAAGCAGCTCTTTCTGTTGTGTTTACTGTCCCGAACTCACCTGATACTGAAGTCTCTCCCTGCGGAGAAACAATAGAAACTATTTGATGATAAGGACTAAATTCACTCAACTGGTTTTGAGGGTTAGCCCAATCAGCAGGGAAAGAACCTGGAGTAGAAGCTCCGAAAGGAGTTTCTAATATCTCTGTAATACCATGCTCATCAGGGTCAGCGGTCAAAGCAGAATAACCACCACTTGACCAAGTGCTTAAAGCCTCCCCAGCCACACCATTAAATTCTTCTATACTTAAATTGCCCTGCATTAAGGCTTGTTCAATAGTATCAAAAGGTGAATCCGTAATAGTTGCCACAGTCATGTCAATACCTTGTTGCATGTCCGCATAATTCATGACACCAAGATCGCCGCCTAAATCATTAAAGAACGACATACCTCTCTCTTGACTCTCAATTACACGATCACCACGACTACCAAAATCACTATCCCTAACCCTTCCCTCTTCACTCCAAAGCTTCGTAGTAGCAAGAGGATTAAACCGAGGAGAAGGACCTTCCTGATCTGGACTGCTCTCATGAGCCATCCAAGTCATAAGAATCAACATGTTCTCTGGACTTACAGGAGCACCAAGTTTAGTCAAAACACCTTCAGCGAACTCATACCTTTCAGCTAAAGTCATACTCATCTAAACGCCCTCCTTAAAGCAGTCATCCTACGATGCCAAGTACCGCCCCTAGCTTCCTCATCCATCAAACCAGCTCTAGCAGCAGCCTTCCTGTCACCAGTAGACATGCCAATAGCAGTAGCATCACGGCTTTCAAAACCAGTCAAACTAGAAGAAATACCAGAAAACCTACTAATCCATTCGTCTTCAGTCATATCTGCAGGTTTATTACCATACAACCGTTGATAATCTTCCCTGCCACGAAGAGCTTCCATAGTGGAAGCTGTGACATCAGGTGTTTCTCTCATAATCATATCTTCAGTAGAACCCCAAACAGAAGGAGACACTTGACTTGCTTTCAACTGAGCACCGAAGTTTGAAATCAACTCATCTATCTCCTGATCGTTCATAGGGTTCATACGCCAACCTTGAGCCAGCGTCCTAGCAGCTTCACGAATACGGTCCGCTGGTATATCCACAACAGTAGGACCAGACAACAATTCAGTCATATAAGAATCAAGTCTGGTAGCACCTGTTAAATCATCCATATGGTTATTAACAAAATCTTCACCGATAATGTTCGTTATCTGATTTATCTCATCACCAGTCAGCTTTGATTCAGGGGTTCCAGCGTCTATACCCATCAACCTTGAAAACAACTCTTGACCACCGAAAGCAAAAACCTTCGCTTGAAGATGGGTATGACCAGAAGCAACTTTAGCTTTATATCTTGTTAAAGCAGTATTCGCTGCTATTCTTTCGCTACCCAAGTTAGTGCCAAATGCTAATCCTTCAAAAGCGTCACCTGTCCTATTAAAGCGATCTGCGGCTGTGCTCATGACATCAAAAATTTGTTCCAAATCTATATTTGGGTTCTTAGCAGCAGCAGTCAACACACCTAAACCATGAGAATTTGTAAGGTCCATCATTGAAAGACCATAATCTTGAACTAATTGATTCACAGTTCCTACCTCGAACTTTCCTGTTCTCGCACCTGCAGGTCCTGTTTCATAAAACTCTTTAAGAGAATCAGTTCCTTCTGCATAATTGTGAGCAGCACTAAAAACTATTTCAGCTAAAGCATCTTGATTAGCTGCCGTACCGAACCATGCCATAAACTTTTGAGCAGTTGTTGGTAAATAATCTCCATTAGCATCTTTCCAACCATCTTGGTTCCATTGGTTATTCCATATACCTGCTGCTTCCATTTCAGCTTTCAAATAGAAAGCAGCTTCCTCCATCATTTGCCACTGTTTTAGCTGGTCTGGTGCTATAGATGTAGCATCAGCCTGCTGTTTAGCTTGCCTTTCCTCGAATTTTCTTAGTCTCTCTGCATAAACATCGTCATCTTCACCCTCAAATTGTACTGGTCTATCTTCAGACGGCATTCCACCTTGTGGATCAACAGGTATAAAAGGAAAAGCATTAGTAGAAAACTGACCAAAAGTCGGCAACCATAATTGCTGAAAACGTGAAAACATCTGATCGTTTTCTTCACGACCTAAATTTAACCCTGGTGGTGGTGGCGGTGTTGTCACTACCTGACCTCTCTTGCTATGGGACCGTAATCTCTTGCGTAGAAACGATTATATATCGCTAAAAAGTCTGGGTCGAACTTCGTGAGATCCATAGCATACCTTCTCACTAACTCATGATGTTCTGGGGGAAGAAAATCAACGTCACTAATATAATAGCCTGCATTACTCATCGCTTGCCTCTCAGATTGCAACCAATTATTAAAATCAATTAACAAACCGTCAACAGGTTCTGTAGGGTTATTCATCCTTTCAGATAATTCAATCTGCCTAGCGGCAGCACCCTCAGCACCACCAGCCAACTCAGCACCCCAAGAAGGATACTTTTCTAAAATCTCTGCTTTACGTATATCTCTCCAATTTTTTAACTCTATGATTTGAGGATTGTTACGATTTATAGAACTGTAAGGAAGACCAGCAGCAGCCAACTGGTCAGCAACATACTTTCTAACCTCTTCCCATTCTTCCCAAGCGGCATCATTTTGAGCTCTCTTAGTTTGACCTCGGAACAGAACTTCACCCTGTTCCATAACATCACCTATCAAGTGTCTCAAATCATTCCAAACAGGAAACATTCTTCTAATAGTCTTCTGTAAATCATCGAAACTTTCACTGTCTTTAATACTTATAGCGTGAGGCATCATCGCAGACAATAAAGGACTTACCATCATCTTTTCCTGTAAGTCATCTCCACCTATCATCCCTGACAAACCAGCTACCGCTGCTTCAGCAGGCTTACCCACAGTGTGCCAAGCACCTCTTAAAAATGGTGCGTTCGGACCACCGAACTCACCCAAAGACAAACCATAAGCAAACAAGTTAAGTCTTCTCATCTTCGTAGTAATAGGCAAATACTTTTTATACTTTTCGTTAAGGTCATACTTTTCATCCAACATCTCATGAGCTTTAAGCATGTCATGCAAAATAACTGCACGACTGTAGTCCTCTGTTAGGAACTTAGCGAAATGTCCTACTGTTTTCTTCATGAAAGAGAAAGGAAAGAACACCATGTTTACTGACTGTTCAGCCGCTGAACGTCCTGTTATTCCATAAGTGTAAATACTTCTAGCAGCATCATATGCGTCATCAGGATTAACACCTGCTCTGAGCATCTGACCGAATGTTGAAGCCATCCACGACTGAGGAGAGAACCCCATGATTCCCACAGAAGTGAACCAACGGCTCATGTTTTCAATGTTTTCCCAGTCGAAGTCTCCTCTACCTTGTGCTTGGTCCATGAAAGCAGATCTGACTTTAGTCCATTCTTCGTTAGCTTTATCAACAGCGTTTGTTTTATCAAAACCTTGAGCTTCAAATTCTCTAGTTATCATTTTTCTGAAACTCTTAGGGCTTTGGTTAAGTCTCATACCTTTCGCTACGTCAGCTCCGACCACTTGTGAGAGTGTCATAGCTTCTGCGTAACGGCTTAAATCAAAAATAGGAGACAAAGAGAACCTCAGATAATCTCTCATGTTCACATAAAAGTCGCCCATGTGAGAATACTTTTGCCAATCAGTGTGGCTAAACACAGCTTCAGGATTTCTGAAAGGTAAAGACTCCCATGCTTTACCTATTTTTCCTTTATTTCTAAATTTTTCAACATCCATAACGCCATTATTTACAGCTTCTCCAACATTGGCGAATCTAGAAGCTTCTGGGGCTAAACCAAGAACTCTTCTCATTAACAACTTAGAAGCAGCATTCCCCATTAAAGCAGCAGGGATTGTGTACAGCATATTTGCAGGGTTCATACCCCAACCTAAACCCTCACCTGGTTCATCATCTTGAGCAGCAACTCTTAAAGCACCTGCACCTGCTCCGAAAGTAGCTCCCCATGTCACAGCACGACCACCGTAAGTTTTACTAAAACCTTTGGCATACTCTGCGTCAGTAGCTAACTGTTTTAAATCTCTTAAAGGATGCAAACCTCTCATAGGAGTTTTCGTAGCTTCTGGGTTCATAAACCCACTAGCACGATGCTTACCCAACACCATAAGAATGTCACGAAGATTAGATCTGGATCTTAAATGATCTTCTAAATGGGCAAGACCCCTCACCCATAACCCACCTTCTAGTTTTCTAGTGGCTTTTAAAGCATCCCAAATAGCATGAAATTCATCCTCTGTGTAACCCAAATCTTTGATTCTTCCCTTCATTTCTTTATAAGGAAGAACAGAAAGGTCAGGAACAGAATAAGGAGTCCTAGAAGCTTTCAACCTTCCAGAGACTTTACTCACCCCACCTGATAAACCTAATTCTATTTCATCTAATAATCGCTGATTCCTTTGATTAATGTCCCTGACTATTGTCCAAAGGTCATCAATGATATGAACTATAGAAGCAGCATTAGGGTCACCATCAGCCCTTTCAGGACGAATACCTCTTGGGGATATCTTACCGTCTGCTGAACGTGCAGTATAAGGAGCTATTTTACTGTTGTTATAAGCCAACCTTCCAGCCAAATTAGCTTTCATGGTTCTCATTCTTAAATTACTCAACCATGCAGGATTCTGCCTACTCAAACCTAAAGTCAATTTACTATTCACATTTTGATTTAATAAATTCAATTCAGGTAGAAGATTAGCCATCTTACGTGGATCAGTGAATTCGACACCGTGAACTATTTTGTATCCTTGACTATGCAAACTTTCGACAAGATGTGTAGGAAGTTCAGCAGGATCAACTTCACCTGCCATCCAATTAGCTTCTCTTTGAAGTTCTTTAGCTCTCTTGTTAGCAGCCTCAACCATGTCTGTTCCTGCATTAAGGGGTTTCAAACCGAAACGATTAACCCATTGAGGAGCTACAGCTAACTCTGTTAATTCACTAACAAGAGCGTCTTCCAATTTTTGTAGAGACATACTTGGATCACCTGCGGCTTCAAGTGCTCTAACAATATTCATAAAACCACTTTGAGTTTTTTGATTCCCAAAAACTTTCGCTAAATTCCTTTGACCAACAGCAGCTTCGTCAGCTAAAGCCTGTTTCAAAAAATCTCTTATTATCTTGTTCGTTAATTCATCTTGTTGAGTTGACATTAAAGCGTCAACAGCTTTGTCCACATCTTTGGATAAACCTTTACTTTTTATAGTTCTAACCAATTGAAGCAACTTGTAACGACCAGTCACCTGCGAAACGAACTCCAAAGCCTCTTGTTTAGTTCTTGTACCTAACCTAGCCAAATGGAACCTGCCCATACCAGGGTCTATTTTTCTCAACAACGGAGCATAAATACCTTTATTAACCCATTCGATATAGCTCATTTTTCCTCCACCCTCCATGAAGAAATCTGTAGCGTAAGGTCGCATTTTCTCTTCATCAGAAAGTCTAGGGAACAAGTTAAGTCTTCTATCATTAGGGCTTCTAGCTTCTAAATAAGTCACACCATCTAAATCACCTCTAGCTATCGACTCAGACAACTCTTCTGACATAGAAACATATTCGTTCCAATGATGGAACCTTTCGATGAAATCATCAGTCATACCGTTCATGATCGCTGGGACAGTAGGTGAATACCCTAAATTTCTAGGAGCGAGAGTGGCATATTGTTGCATGTAAGGAATTTGAGTTTGCAAAGCCTCTGACATACCAGGGGCTCCTGATTCCAGATTGTTAATAATTTCAACTATGTTTGCGTCACGCTTATCATTATGAACCTGAACAACACCTTTCATTCTTGTTACACCATCTTCACTAATGATTTCTGGGTCCCACATCCATTTCGCTTTATCACGATCCCAACGCCTAGCAGTACCTGCTTTAATGTCTTTCCATAAGAAAACACGACCTTTGTTAGATTCAAAAGCAGCAGGCAACGATTGACCTGTTAATCCTTCAAAACCTTTTACAAGCTCAGGGATCTCCTCAACAGGTCTTCCCATAGCAGCAGCATATTCCTCCAAATCAAGATCTATAACTTGAGCATTATCAGTTAGTTGTTCACCATCTTCGACTTTACGCCAAGTGTTATAGTCCATACTTTGAGGGTCTTGTCTTCTGACAAGACGTATAAAACCTTCACCAACGTCTGTTCCTCTTGCTTTAGCAACAGCAACAGGTTCTAAAAATTCTTCTACGAGTCTGCTGAGTTCTTTTTGTACTAGATCTCTTCTTACAACACCTTTAGCTATTTTCTGAGCTTGTCTGGGATTAGCCGCAGCAGCAATTTCAGCTAAATTACCGTAAATATCAAACGGATCTAAATGCCTAGTCTGTGCTTCCAACTGGTGTTTAACAGCTAAATAAATACTGTTTCTTTCAAAATTTTCTGACACTTGCCCTATACGCATAGCCGCTTGTTTAGCGGCATGTTCAATACCTAGTGAATATAAGCCATGTAAAAATGCTCCACCAAACTCTGCTTCATCTCCGTTATACCATTCAGCTAAAGCAGCCCCATGATTCTTTTTAGCGGTAGTGGCTTCAAACTGTTTGAAACCATCAGGATCATTACGTCTCAAATAATCACCAACAGCTTGATGCATACTAGCTACAGCACGACCACCATTCTGTGGAGCCTTAGCTAATCTTGCACCTAAAGCAGGAATAAGATAAGAAGCACCGCCTAAAGTGGCGTTTTTCATAACAGAAGGAGCACGACCTATAGCCCTTATAGTCCCTGGCTCAAAAATCTTATAAGGGGTGAACATAACATCCCACACAAAATCGCCTGCTATATTGGTCAAACTTGTTGGAAAAAGGTAATTGTCACGAAATTCTTCAACTACACCCATATCTTCTAAAGACCAACCGCCACCATCTTCGTCATATTCTCCAGTTCCAGTAGCTTTAGCAAGCCCTTTACCTGCTAAACCTGTCCTGTAAATTTGTTGATTAGCAAGCCTTCCAGCTTGAACCCATTTTCTGTCCCTCCAACGCTGCATTTTTGTACCAGACCATTGACCAAACTTTTGACCTGCATTCCATCTACTTTGTCTACCTAAAGCACCAGCAGCCCAACCAGACAAAGTGGAAGGTTTACTAAACCCAGCAATCCTTGTAGCTGCACCCACTCCTTCAAATCTTTGAGCAGGAATAAACGCTCTAGCTGTAGGTCCAATAAATCTTGTATTTCTTAAAGCATCAAAACTTCTTGCAGTTAAAGTTTGCTGGGCTGCTTTAGAACCCATTAACAAACCTTTTGCACCTATGTAAACTTCTCCTACACCAGTGAGCATTAAGAACCAGTTGATTGCTGGCACAACCGCTTCGTCAATAGGACCAGTTATAGCGTCTAGAAGTTTAAGAGGGTTCCAAGGTTGTTTGGAGTAATCTCTCCACTTGTCACCCCATTCTGCCTTTTCTTGCCAGAACTTATCAGTATCCATAAGAAGATCTAATTCCGTAGCAGCTCTAACCAAACCAGAAGGAGCAATCCAATCGTCCATCCAATTAGTCAACTGACCAACAGACATAGACCCCTCGGCAGCACCCCTGAAATCCGCTTCCATCTGATCGGATCTCATATTTGCATCAATAGTGTTATACTCAGGTCGCCAAAGAGGACTATTAAATTCCTCATCGTCCATCTCAATATAACCACCCTTAATAGCCCTACGTTTCCAATCTTTTAAAGGCTCATCAATAATTTCATAAGGTCTTTGCCCACCTTGAATAGCACCGTAATAACGTGCTGCTTTACGACCTATAGATTCTTCTTCTCCGTATTCACCTGAAACAGGATCATACTGAGATTCATCTATTTGACCAGTGTCCAATTCAGCAGGAATAGGTGCCTGAGCTGTTTCTATTTCGTCAGAAATCCCATACAAAGTAGAAGACAACATTTCTGGAGTTGCACCAGGGAGCATCGCAAGATCCAACATAACCTGTTCAGGTATCTCAGGAAGATTCCAAGAAGAATCAACATGACGTAATGTTGTCAAGTTTTTATCTAATTGCTCAATACTCATTCAAATACTCTTCTATATCTTCAGGGGTTAAATCTTCTGTCGGTGCAAAAATAATACCACCGTCACCTCTTACAGGAGTAGTGTGCTGCACCTGACCGTTCCATATTTCCGCTGGTATTTCATCTGTGAAAGCATCACAAGTTTGTTTACCTTGAGGGTGACCTATCCCAGGTCGCCAATATGTACACATGTGACAAATAGGTTTCATCCCAAAGCACTCCAGTCTTCCATCGAAAGGTTGACTTCACCTCTTTTTGTTTTAAGTCTTTTAATAGGACTGAAATGATTAGTTCCTGTCGTTCCACCAGAATCTTTTATCTCTTGTAAATAATGAAACACAGTCACCCATCCTTTATCACCTCTTTGTGATACAGAACCTATAGGTGGCTGTTTCCCCCAGTCGCCACTTCCACTAATCCCCCACTGCCAGAAAGGTACAAGATCATTAGGCATACCCCATCCATAAGGTTCTTTAGATCCACGAATTTTTCCTTCTGCGTTATATTCAGCTAGTGACATATTTCGTGTTGATTCTTTGATAGATAAACTTTCAAGTTCTTTTCTTATAGGAGTGACATCCTTGTTGTACAACAATTGCCATGCAAGCTCAACGATATCTTGTGTCATCGGATGAGCGTCATCCCCTAAAATCATGTACTCTTGGAAAGATTCAGCGAAAAGCTCCCTCCAACTGCTTGCCGCATATCTACCTACTTCCCTGTATACGACACCTATACCACCGTAACTTTGAACTATACGGTCCATACCTGCACGTAAAGAATGACCTCTACCTAGTTCAGCTATCACACCATGCGTAGCATGTCCAAATTCATGAATCATTGTGGCAGCCATAGCCGCATCTTTTTGATTTTTGAAACGGTTTACAAGATGTTTCCACTTATTACCATCTCTATGTAAAGAGAATTTGGCATATTTCACGAACCTTTCCATGTCACCAGTTTCGATTATTTTTTCGACACTAAAGTGTATGCCTTGTTTGAAAACAGCGTTACCATCTTCATCTAAAGCCCATGACGGACCTGACGAACCATTATGACCTAAATCATAAAGAGGTCCTGTATCTAATCTACTGGGAGTGTCGGGTCTGTTCCCAGTTAAATAAGTGGAGTGATATAAACCTCCCCACATAGGTCGGCCTCCACTTTGAAATGCAGAGTTCATAGCTCCAACAGTCACACTTCCCAATAGTAAAGCCACACCAGGGAAAACTATTCCCCCATGTTTTTCTCTCAATTTCTTTATTCCAGGTAAATCTCTTAACCTATTTTCTCCTTTAGGAGTGAACCCTGGTCTTTCTGTTAAAGCACCTAAAGCTTTTATCACTGCTGTTACTATTGCATCTCTAGATTTATTTAACCTCTCACTCTCAACAAGCTTTCCATTATGATCTCTGAACAGAAGATTAGGGTATTCATAACCTGCTAAAAGAGGTATCGAATCGAAATCATCCCCCTCATCGAAAATACTGTAATCACCTATAAAATCTTTAGCTAGCTGTTTAAACTCTTTTTGTTTTGTCCAGTCAAGTTCTGCTGCTTTCTTTGCTTTAATTACCTCAGTTGTACCATCTGGTTCTAATACATCTATTTCCCCATACGCATCAAGAAAAGCCTCATTTTCTGAAGATATTGGAGTCTGATCTTCTTCATATGTATATGCTTCTTTCTCTTCGACCAACTTTGTATACTCATTGTTTATTCTGGTTTCAAAATCAACTATCTGTTCTGCTCCCACATCATCAGTAGCAGCCCTTTGCCTACCTGTCATATACCCAGTGACTGACCATCTACTGTCAAGAGCAGCACCTAAAGGATGGTTTTTAAGAAGATTTTTTACTCTTACCCCATTAGCTCCGTATCTGACAAGTAATTCAATAGTGTTAAACAAATCATTTATTTCAGCTACATAAGCAGGGTTGTATATTCCCATTTCATACGAACTAACAGAAGGCAACCTTCTTCGACCTTCCCACCATCCTTCAACAGTTCCTGCTTCCCCAGTAGCCATTTCACCTTGTTGAAACGCAAGACCCTTAGCCCAAGGGGGAGTTTCCATAAACAAACTGGATTCAAAACCTTTACCTTCTGGGTCTGCTGTAGTCCTTGTAGGGTTCCAATTAACCCCTTCTTCTAAACCTAAAGAATCATTAAAAATCTTTTTAATTTTTCCTGTAGCTGTTAAAGAAAAAATGGCTGGAGGTTGAATAGGAGCATTAGCTACTCTTGCCTGCACCTCACCTTCTAAACCTACAATTATTAGTCTTTCACCAGTAGGTTGAGTTATAACAGCCAACTCTTCTATCTGTTCACCATCAATTGTTGATTGAAAAATGTTGTCAGCGTTCACTTCTAAAACCTTTGAACCGATAGAAGCAATCTGAGTTTCACCATCTATCACAGCCATCTGATCTGACACTCTTTTAACTTTTGCTTTAAAATGTCCTTTAGTAGCGAAAGCGCCGTGAGTCTCAGAAAGATGAACAGCTTCAGTTGTAGGAACCCAAACATCGTAATAATTTTCGTCTGTTAAACCTGTTCCATTATGTAAAGCTCTTTGAGTCATTCTTTCTTGACCATTTGTGTAAGAGTATTCTCCAACTTTTGACATTGATGAGTCAGTCCAAAGCTCGCCGTGGAAATACCCCGACAAGCTCACAACAGAACCATCAGCATCAAACTTTTTCCATAAAGCATTGACCATACCTGGATCAGGTGTTGAACCTAAAGAAACAATAATTTGAGTTCTTTTAGAAGATTTAAGTTCCTGATCTGTTCTGGTCACATTTTCTTGAACAGCAGGAATTGACAAATCCTCGTCATAATTCACGGAAAAATCTTCCCCACCTTTTTCCGTCATGACACTAAATTCTGTTCCCCCTCCACGCCCTATAGTCACACCTTCTGTAGCAGGAGCCATAGTTCCAGCTACATTGTCGAACATTGCGTCTTGTGTCCATATCTTTGAGAATGAATCTAAACCTTTAGTGGATTCGTCTATACCCATAATCAGCCATGTTTCTTGAACTTCTTCACCGACCCTCACATATGAAGGAGTTATGCTGTAACCTTTTCTTCTCAAAGTACCTATCAGTCTCCCATTTTCTTTAGGGACCATCACCCAGTTGTTAGTTATGAGAGGATTATTGCTAGGTTTTGAACCAAGCCCTGCTTCTAATAAAGTTGTAGAAATTTTTTGATTTGAACGTCCTGCTTTTTGAACTGTTATCGGCACTTGAACAGAAGTTGTGAAAGGTAAAGGATTCTCATTTATTATCCGATTAACCATAGCTTCGTTACCTTGTTCAACTTCAACAACAATAAAATTGCCTGCTTGATGAACATCAGGAATATTTTCCATCACAGAAGGATCACTCACAGTCCTCAACTCACTAGCAGGAGCTGTCTCAATCATTGCTTTACTCACTACACCTAAGTCAGCTTTACGAGATTTACGTGAAACCCAACGAACTGGATTCTGTTTAGTGGATGTGGCTTTAGTAGAAGATACGTCTAAACCTTCTTTTTTACCTGTAAGCAAAACAGGTTTAGCATTGATCGGTCTAGCTGTCCTTAATTGATCGCTGACACCTTTTGTTTCAGGATCAGCATAAATTCTTACACCGTTACTAGAAGAAGCGACCAGAATACCAACGTCAGGTTCAAAATTGTGAACATCTGAAACAGTGAATATGTCTAAATGAGAACTCATAGGATCTATAAGCTGATCGTCTAAAAGAGGCAAAGTGTCTGTCAAAGCAGGAGAAGTAGAACTTCTTCCTTCTATTTCTTTTAAAAGTGAATCATTCCAAACGACTGTCTTGTTGCCTGCCAAAGTGCCGCCACCTGCCACGCCTGCTTCCTGAACTGGTTGCCAAAACATGGCTTGAGCTTCAATAGGTTTTATCCCTAAAATGTCGGCTGCTATGACTGTCGCTCTAGTAATAGCATCATAAGTTCTTTCTGCGACACTATGAGGAACTTCTACACCTGGTAACAAAATTTCGTCACCTGTTTTCAAATCTTTACTTCTTCTAACTAAATCTGCTCCAATAGCAGACTCCCAGAAGCCTTCCTTTCCAGTAACTGCTTTCGTTTGCTTCATCCAAGGAGCTTCAGCAGGATGAAAAAATCCTGACACAGCTCTGAAATGATGAGTGTCTGCTGTGATTACCTGTAAACCTATTGGGCTGTCAGCAGCAGTTCCTTCTGGATATAAACCATTATGAAGAAAAGACATTGTTTTAAGCATCCTTAAAACTTCTATAGGATTTTTTTGATCGAAAATATCTGCTACTTTGCTTTGACCTACTTGTAAAGCCTTTCCAAAAGATTTGAATTTAGTAACAGGAGCGAAACCAGCCAATTGACGAACTTCATTCAACTCTTGTAATTGAGCTGCTTCGTCTGTTGTACCTGTTGTGGCTTCAAAAGCTCCAAGGATACCCCAGTTGATATTATCTGGGTCCCATGCTGCTCTAGGAGAAAGAGCCGAAATGATAGCCCCAGCTTGGATAGGTGTAATACCATACCTTTCACTAATAACATTTATTAATTTGTTGAACTGTGGGTACCATTCTTTAGCTTTAGCCCTATGAACATCGTTCACAGCAACCGAAGTCCCACCTTGGTGTATTGATAAAAGATTTAACACCATGTTCGGAATGACCGTGTCCCAATCCAAACGCCAAAGAGCACGTTCCAAACCTTCAGGATCTAATATTTGACCATTTTCTACATCCACATACCTGCTGTCAGGCATTATATGAATGTTTAATGTGCCTTGCATCCTTCCTTGGTCGTCCCTGTAGAAAGAATTCCACTTCAAGTTAGGAGCAAGTTCCAAATTAGGACCTGAATGTCTTGTAACTACTTCCGCTACATCACCGATAAGAGAAATTAATTCATTCATTTCTGCTACTTCTTTATATGACCAATCAGTATCAGGGTCCCCTTCAGCGCTAGGAGGTGAAAATATGCTTCCCTTAGCACGTGGGAAAATGCTAAATAATCTGTTTCCTAATTCTCCAGCTACAACATCATGAATAAGTTCTGCATCCATTACTTGAGAAAAGATTGCAAGAGCTTCTGTTGCTGCTTCTAACACGTTTTGAGGAATTCTCGCACCGAAAAAACCTGCTTCAGACTCTAAAAGACTTTCACCAGTGTTTTCATCCCATAATGTGTCTTCAAAAACACCTAATGTGCTTGTATCTAAACCCTGCTGGTTGAGCATTAAAACTCCTAATTGATACACAAAACCAACAAAAGCAGCATCTACTCTACTTGAACTATCTGTAGAAGGTGTCCCTTCAACTGTCCGAAAACCTGAAGCATCAAAAGCGTTTTGATCTTTTATAGATCTAGAAGAAATAGCGTTAAAAAGTTCAACTAAATTTTCTGCTACAGAAATCTGAACATGTCTAGGAGCCCCATACTTTTCAGAATAATTAAACCTTGCTTCACGCCTGCCGATTTCTTTCTTTGAACCTTTCCTTGCTTCCTCCTGTAATCTTTTTCTAATAGAATTAAAATCTTGACCAGTGTGCATTTGTATTACTGGACGACCACCAGCAGCATCAGGAACAAAAACAGGTGAAACGACCTTACTTTTAATATCTTGTATGTACCTTTGCCGCATCGTGGTGTAACTGTTTCTCGTAATATGCACACCTGCACCTACAGCACCTAAACCAGCGAATATAGCTAAACCTCTTTCAAGAGGATCTAAATCGTTTTGAAAATCTGAGCCTTCTTTAAGATCCAACACGTCACCCACAACAGGAGTGAATTCAATCATGCTTTTAACAGTGTCCCCTAAAGACAATTCGTTTCTTGGAACACCACTAACCCAATCTGGCATGAACATGGTCGCTGTTTTAGCTAAACCTCTTAAAGGATTGTCTTTATAAGTCTCTAAAAGAGTTTCTCTGCCCTGTTCTGGAGATGTTTCAGGTATTTCTTCAATATGTTCAGGAACGTGAGCCATCTAACAGCATCCCTAAAACAATCTGAGCCCATTCTCTAGTCTCTTCCGAAACTTCTCTACTGTTAGCTAAAGAATCTAACAAAGCTATACGTGCCTGAGCAGCATTTTGTGGTCCAGCCATCACACCACCAGTGGAAGGTATCGAAGGATTCAAACCTCTACCTTGGTGCATTAATTCATTAGGAACACCTACAGGACCTGCTTCTTCCGCAACAGTCATATTACTAGGAGGACGGTTTGGAGAAGCTTGCGCTCTAGGAGGAGCCTGTTGTTGACCTTGAACAGGACCACCTGAAGAAGGCAGTTCCTTTTTCAAACGATCAGTTTCAGCTCTTTCACCATAAGTCCCAGACTCAGGTTTATTAACCGACATGTTTTGTGTCGGTGTTTTCTCAACTATATCTGGTTCAGCCACGAACCTCTGCTCCTAACATTCCACCAGGACCTGCTGGTGAACCTATTCTTGCCAAAAGATCAGCTCCTTGTGGTGCCGCCTGAACTGGTCCTTGAGGTCCTTGAGGTAAAGCGCCCATAGGAGCTCCAGCCTGCAAACCCATTCCTGCCATAGCAGGCAACATCTGAGCCTGTTGCTCTTCTTGAGGTTTAACAATGTACTTGTCAAACAACTCGAACAAATCATCACCTTGCATTCTTGCTTTAGCTATCTCCACAAGAGCCGAATCAGGGATAGTTCCCTGTTCCAAACCTTGCAACAACTTAGCTAAAGCCATAGCACGGAACTTCTCAGCGTCAATACGAGACTGCTCCCTAGCCACATCCGTCAAACCGTCAAGGTTCTCCTGCACGAACTCTTTAGAAACAAATTCGTTCTGTGAGTATTGGATGTGCAGAACAGCAGACTGAGCAGGATCTCTACCCATACCCAAACCGTATTCGACTCTCAATCTGTTAGACATATCAATGTCTTTACCAGAATGATATTCCTCTAAAAACTCTTGGTTCCTTAACACTCCACCAGCTACTTTTTCGCCAGGGAAATAATTCTGATCTGTCATACAAGCAATACGAAGAGCTTTCTCCAGTTTCGATTGCAGTATCTGATGATATGTGCGTATAGCAGTGTTCATCATTCCAACAGACGATTCCAAAAACTTCGCTGAAGCTATACTCTGATCTATTTCGCCTGGTCGTGACTTAGGGTACCTACCACCAAGATGGATACCCTCTATAAGTTGAGCCATGTCCGCTTGAACATTAAGTGAGGACACCGCTGGTGGGACACGACCAATAGCACCTTGCGGTCCTAATTCAATGTACGCACCACCACCATACGGCATTTCCCCAATCAAGTCTTTAACAAAAATGTCGGAATACACTGCTTGATCCGCATAATCCAACACCATAGACATCAACCTGATGTGAGCTTCCATAAGACCTACGACTTGGTCGAACTGTCCTCGGAACTCACCATCCAAAGTAATTCTCGAACCTATAACTATTGGACAAACCCCTAGCGGATTCTCAATGCGCTCTAATTCAATAGGATAAAGAGCATAGTCCCCTGAGCTGAATCGGTGGAAGGTGTCATGATTACCTTGATACATGCCACAAAGGACATATTCATGGTCGTCATAGTATTCTACTAAAACTACTTTCGTGTTGTCGTCTATCACTCCCAACCCATTAGCACCAACAAACTCTACGAGCATGTCTTGGTAAACTTCAGGAAGCTGGGTGTAATACACCTCCCTTCCGAACATCACCTTCCTAACCGTGTCCCCTGGTCTGAACCCTGGTTCAGGGTAACAAGTCCTAGGATCACGCCTTTCTATAAGAGGGATCTTTTGCTCAAAATCAGGGCTAATTGACCAAACACTAAAACCATAAGCTGCCATATCCATAACAGCTCTAGGTATAAGAAGGTCAACGCCATTTGCCTGCATGTACGAAGTAGCTATTCTTTCCATACGAGTAGCTACCCTCTTGGAAGCTTGAGTGGCTTTAGAAGGTTGAACTCTGATAGTAGGAATGACAGACGCTGCCTCAGCAGTGTCTTCCAACGCCACCTGAATAAGGTTAGGTGAGCGAACGGTTACATTCTCCTCATCAGGGTCAAACTCGTCAAAGTCACCCTTAACGGTACGATCAATGATGTCACACCTGAGATCACGTTCTTCGTACCTTGTCCTCCAAGCACTATACATAGCAGGAAGCTTGTCAATATCTAACATCTATCTTTTCCGTTCCTCTGCCATATTTAATAAACCATTCTCTAAATTAGACATGGGTCGCCCATTCCTAGAAGCAAAAGCGAGATTCCTGATCTCTTCTTCTGTTGCTCCTCTAGGCGCTGTGAAATACAAAGGCTCTCCGTTACTGTCATAAGTGCCGCAGACAATTTCATCATCTCCAGCACTTTCCTGCGCTTTCTTAAACGCTTTTGAATTTTTTCTATTCTTAAACAATACATTCCCACCAAGTGGAAATAAAGTGTCACTTATCTGACACATGTCCTTCCACATTAACGAACTTAGGACCTTTGTCTTCATCATACTCTTCCACAGCTTCGTGTGCTTGCGGAGTACCTAAAGTTTGTCTTCTATACCCCCATTGCCCCCTGCTCATATGACCGCCTCTTTGGTCAGCTAAATTAACTCTCCTAGCTTCCTGATTCTGAAAATCAACAACATGCCTACGTCTCCTAATACGATTAGGGACCTTCATCCTCTCATTAAACATCGGAAGATGAGCACGGCTTAACAGGTCACGACAACCGAGATCAGCGAACCAAGTTGACATCACTCTGTCAGAAACCATACCCATAGGGAAAGCAACAAATTCTTCAATACAAGGCTGGAACATTTTACAAGTAGGAGCGTTACCCCAAGGGATAGAAAACATTTCAGCAGTCATCAAAGGAGCAATAGACTCAACACCAAACTGAGGGTCCCACTTATTCTTATGAGTAGTATGCGGAACAACCCTCACACCCTTCTTAGCGAGATACTGAATGATCTCCGTGTTGTACTGCACCAACTGGGACTGTAAACCATTATTCTCAACACGCCACTCAAACAAAGGGTACTTCTCAGTCCAAGCAATAATCTGATCCTTCATCTGAGGAGCTTTCATAGATTTAACCGCAACCTGATCCACCAAATAGCGTTTACCAGTACGCAAATCCACGCCCACTAAAGAAAACGCTGTGTAACCAGAATCTTTATTACCCCCAGCAGGATCAAGACCAGCGATCAAACGCCAATCAGACTGGTAATGTCCTATAGTCCTAGACGAATCCTTACACTCATCGAGCATCTCCTGAGTGAAGGAAGCACCCAGCCCTGGGATGTCCACATTCTGGTACACCAACTGGAAGTCAGCAGGACGCATCTCCGAACGGTGAATGATCGCCTGCTCGTAAGGAAAATGATCCCCCCACAAAACCTCTTCATTATTATCGTCTGTTATGCATGAATATCTTAAAACTTTATAAGCAGGTCGGTTAGCTAAAGTCGAATACACGTCCCCTGGTGAAACTCTAGTACCCACCCAAATAGCTTTACCCTTCTTACCGATACGAGACAAAGCTTCCTTATCCATCCACTCCAACATGTCTTGCACCCTTTCAGGGTTTCTTTGGTTATCCAAAGTAGCAACGTCATCAAACTTGATTACGTCAGCACGTCTACCGTAAATCTGAGCGCCGACACCCAACACCTGAACAGTCGGGTCTTTCTCAGCGGTCATTCTGCCAGCAACATAGATCTGCTCTTGGTTCCATACAGCTTGAGATCCTTCAGGTTTAAACGGTCCCCAATCGTCAATCAGGTTTCCTGCCGCTCCTTCATACAGATCAGGATTACACAACAGCTCATTCATTGAATATAAGAAAGTACGAGCGAACGGAAGAGATTTCGAGACTATAAGAGTCCTCAAGTTAGGATTCTTCACAAGCGAATAGATAGTGTCCTTAACGGTCACGTTCGTTGACTTGGAATGATACGGAGGAAGATTAATAACAACACGGTTATAGTCGCCTTGGCAGGCTTCAGCCATGTCCCGATGAAAATCGGGCATGTCATGATGCTTATCACAGTCAGGGCAAATCCAATGACCGAAGTATCTTTGATCGAACTCCTCAAAAGTACCGACCCTGCGTTCCTCATTAAGACCGAGAGGCGAAATTTTGATTTTCGCTTTCGCTTCATCAACCCGAACCTCACGCTCCAAACGAGCCTCTTTCACCTTCTTGTTTAGGTGCTGTCGAGAAACATCGTATTCCTTAGCCGCCTCGACCTGAGTCCAACCGTCATCAAGAACACGCAACACCGCCGCATCAAAGCGGCGCTGCTTAGACCATCTCTTATGTGGCTTAGACATTACTGACAGGAATCACATTCATCGACTTCATCAAGACCACATACTAGCGGAGTATCGTCTTCAAAAGGGTCGATTTTTTCAGACGAGCCAACCGTTTCGCCAGTGTCTGGCTCTTCTAGTGTCCGTCCGTGTTGTGCTTTGTTCATGAGTAGACTTCTACGAATGCGTTGCATTTGGGACAGCTTAGGTGGGTGACCATTTTGTAGTGACTATCGTCTTCTTCTAGGTCGTGGTCTGCGTTCCATATCAGTTCTGTTTTGCAATGCCAACAATTCATGTTTACCTCCCCTGGTAACAGCTCGACAGAGCTGTTGTTTCTAGGACCTGGGCTCCTGTACCAGGAGATTATAACAGGTTCTTGTTTAGCCAGGTACTAAACACGACAGAAAACGTATCATTTAAAGTGACACGCCGAAGTCGGATTGTCACCCAAACAGATAGATGCCCCCTCCCTGCACGTGCTGACCCGATTTTATCAACCCCCTCTTTTCGCTGGTCGCAAATACCCTAGAAACAGGCACCACTGGCTCCTTTTTTCAATTCCTGTTGCTTAGATCCCAGAGCTGACGAGCACACGCCACCAGCAGGTCGCTGGTACCTGTTTTTTGACACTGGTAGGTCAAAATCTGACAGGACTGCGCTCCTGCTCATGCACAGGACATGTGTCACCTTGGCCAGTGCTTTTGGTGCTCCAGTTTCTGTCCCAGTGGTGGTGTCGCAAAGCGGAGAATGTGTGTCTCGGTTTCCCAGTTTGGGTGTTTTTTTGGTGCTTTACAAAAAGAAATTTATACCCTCTGACCTGCGGTTTTGTAGAAATCTAATAAAAAGACTTGCAATTGCCAGTGGCTTTCGATAGAAATTGATATCGACCTTTTTACAAGAGCCTAAAGGTTTGGCTAGGTGGCACTAGCGAGGAGGAGCTGGTAACAGCAAAAACTCAAGTTTGAGTTCACCGGACCGAGTCGGAAGACTGAGGGAAGGGAAGGTGAAAGTGCGACAAACTCCCACAGCGATGGGAACTGAGAGTGGCCTTCAGTCCAACACCAAAGACTTAAAACCTGTGAGTCTAGAGCTCCTAGAGCTTGGCAAATCCTCCTCCTCAGTCAGTGCCTGATGTCGGCACTCTGAAGATGACCATGACAGGTCGAAACAACCATTGAGGAGGAAATTCAATGAAAACAAAAGAAAACGTAGTAATCAGCAAATGGCGCAAACTTACAACAGCTAAGTCAAGAAGGTATGAATTTAGCGCTCCATTTGGAAATCAATTTTCCAATGGTGTTGGCTTTGATGTCACTGAATATGACATGAATGATGATGGCACTTGGTTTCGTAATACTCTGAGTGTTCACTTCAATCATCGATATACCGAAGCATTTTGCCCTACTGTTACAAACTTCTTGAATCGTAAAAATGGTGCAGATTTTGTGAATGTGCAATTGTCAGCAAACACTGACTTTTTCTTCACACCTGAACAATTTGAGCAATTGCAGGAAGTTATTGGAAGGCATGATCCTAGACAAGTTGACTAGGACTGCTCGCATGAATGGTTTCTCCCTGGTTCGATTCTAGGGCATGCACGATTGACACGAATGTGTCAACAAATAATGAGGAGGAATTCATTATGAATGCAATAGCAACAGCACAACGCTTAGTTGGTGCAAACACCACGTATGAGTATCAGATCTCTGACAAGATCCTGAAGGTCTTGAACGATGTGTGGAAGGCGATCAGGAAGAACAATCCTGACGTACCTGAAACTTTCATCGTGTTACAGCAGAGCGGTTCTAATGGCAGAGGATCAACCACATTCGGACATTACATGTACGGAGGTTGGAACGTAAGCAAGAAGAACGTCTCTGAGGTTATGATCTCAGGTGAATGCATGTCTACTGGCGCTGAAGGAATCCTTGAGACTCTCATTCATGAAGCCACACACGGTGTAGCTCATGTCAGAGAGTTAAAAGACACCTCTCGTCAGAACAGATACCACAACAAAGTGTTCAAAGCACTAGCTGAAGAGCTGACACTCGCTTGGCCTAAAGATGAAGACGGAAAAGATCACAAGCCATGTACCCGAAGGGGTTACTCGGCAATGAATATCACTCCTGAAACTCTTGAGCTGTACAGCGAGGAGTTGAAAGCTCTTAAATCTCTCCCACTTGAGACTGGCAGGGTTAAAGGCACTCACATCCACAAGGGTGTAGCTAGAGTCCCTGTCACTTGTGAGTGTGGTCATGATACTTCATTCGGTCATGTCACATGGAGGACAATAGCTCCTCTGATCTGTGGCACCTGCATGGGTCAGTACCGCAGAATCCCAAGAGATGGTGAAGAGGTTGTTGAAGAAGGAGTTGAGTTCATTTACCAATCTCTTGACAGATTTAATAGTTATGAGTGGGAAGGCAGACGCTTCGGGTTTTGGTGGTTCAGAGATCAGTACGGTGATCTACAGGAGCACTTAGATTTTCCTGAAGACTGCATAAACGGTGACGGCTACTTCTACCCACAAGAATGGGAACAAAACAACAATGGTATTTTTGACAATTAATTGTCAATCCCCTGAATGGTTTTCCTTGGGTTCGATTCCCAAGCAGGGACGACAGATTACAAAGTATGTAATTAGTCAGAGGAGGAAATCATGTCTTTAACATGGTCAGTATCAAAAGTTGCCAATTGGGAAGAAATAGTCGCTGAGACAGAGATCAACCCAATGGGCGGTGAGCAGTATGTTGACGGATTGTCTGTGGATCAGATGAACCAAGATCGCATAACGACTTGGCTTATTTCCATGACAATGCATGTCGGAATGAATGAAATCACATCCAAGAATGTTAATGAATTCTTCAGACGTATAAGCATGCTCCAGCAGGCAAAACCTGATCGCAGAGTGAACCTGTTTTACGGTTCATTAGGCGACAAGGTCACGATGGAAAACTATCGCAGAACCCCTGTTACTTTTGATGATGTTCAAAGACGCATTGGTCTTCACACCAATGCTGTACCCATCACCAAGGCTAGATTCGATGAGAAATATTACAAGTTTTTCGGAGACGTAAGCAAGTATAAGTTTGTCGGCTGAATTAGCCCCCCTGAATGGTTAAAGCCGGTTCGATTCCGGCACAGGGACGACTCCAACAGATAGTTGGAATCAACATGAGGAGGAAATCATGACTAATGAAAAATTCCATATTAACCATATCGGTGAACCTGATACATGGGAATCGAAAACGTTTGAAGAAATGACTAAAGAAGATTTCTACTGGCTCTTGACAAGGACTCAGAGAAGGCTTAAGGAAGTCAATGTTAAATTGTGGAGTCTTCAAGGAGCTATAAAATCCTATGAGCAAGCCACAAGGATTCTTCAAGCAGGAGAACATGGATTTTCCATAACTAATTGACACGTCTGTGTCAATCCCCTGAACGGTTTAACTAGAGTTCGATTCTCTAGCAGGGACGACTTCAGCAAATAGCTGAAATCAATATGAGGAGGAAATCTAATGCCTAGAAAGATAACGGAAGTGATAAAGGATCTTCCGCAGAATGGACAGGGTGATGGTGCGTTTTGGACATCAGGTTTGTACCTGTGGAACAAAATGACACCTGAAGACCATGATGAGACTTTCGATGAGAACAACTATGACGTAGTTTTCTATGACGGAGATGGTTATGTTGATGGTCTGTGGCGCATCTGCGTGTACGGATTGAAGTATGACACCAATGGGAAAGACTGGACTGTTGACGAAGATAACGTCATGTGGTTCGCTCAAGTCCCACCAAAGGACACTCCTGAAAAGAGAGTAATCACAATAACCATACCTATCGATCATGACGTGAAAGAAGTAGACCGGATTCTTGAAGAATTTCAAAGTCAACTTGGTCATGTGTGCGGTGATGACGAATGGACAGACCGTATGGAATAGGCATGGAATAGAGTTGTAGTGGTACTGGCACAACGCTGAGATCTTAATGTCAGTTAAACGAGGGTGAACTATTTGCAGGCGTATCCCGATTGCCACTATCGTTGTTACTGAATCACGCTAAGTCCGAGGCGCACGGCATAAGTTCAGTTAAATCGAGGGTGAACTAAAGCAGGCGAATCCCGAATGCCACCACTAACTCCATGTTCTTCCACCTTCCCTTAACGGTTTTCGTGCTGGTTCGATTCCAGCAAAGGGACGATTGACACAACAGTGTCAACATAAATAAATGAGGAGGAAAATGAAATATAAAATAATGCTAAACATCGAGACTGAAATGGGTGATCCAAACGAATGGGATTGGAAAACGTTGCTCATTACAGACCCTGATGTCGAGACAATCATTGACGTAACCGTCATGGAGGCAGAAAAAGTATTAGACCACTTGCCTGAAAACGAGGAAGTCTATGAATGTCTAGATGATGATTGCGGATGGTGGGAACGTAAGTACCACTGGTACATGGATGAAATTCCTACCGAGTGCGAAGACTGTGATGGTCCAATTAAAGAAGGGACAAAAGATTATGACATCTGAAAAAACATATCTATTTGATGTGAACGTCATTTTTGAAATGGATGACATTATAAAAGTCCAAGCCAAAAATGAAGATGAAGCTTTTGATAAAGCAACCGAACACATGAACAACAGTGGCTACGATCCCACTACTGATGAACTAAATGAAATCAGTAGACAGATCACTGCTTCACAGTGTTTAGACGACTGAAAAGTCGTCCCCCTGTATGGTATTAATCTAAGTTCGATTCTTAGACAGGGACGCTTGACACACAAGTGTCAACAATAACAGAGGAGGAAAACCTTGAGTAAATTACCTGAGTTACCTGAGAGTAAAGCAGAGCAAGTATTCTCACCAACAGAGTTTGAGATCATCAAGCATATGCAAGAAGCAATTTGGATTGCACACAATGCTAGTAGGCTTCAAGCTGATGCTGAGAAGCTCGCTGATGGTCTTCGTAAGATGAGCCCTATAGCGGTTCGTATAGAAGACAGAGAAAAAGCTAGAGCGTGGATCAACCACCATTTTGAGGTGGTGGAGTGATGCGTATCTACAGAAAATGGGCTATGCCCAATGCTGACACTTTCAGTATCAAACCTATTCAAGAACTAATTCAAGATTATATTGACAGCACATGGTCAACAGATTTTAGGTGGATTGATCCTTTTGTTAGGAACAGTCCATTCAAGAGTCGTATGTTCATGACTAACGATTTGAATCCTGATTTTGAAGCGACTACTCACGTAGACGCTCAATTGTTCTTGGATACATTCAAACCTGACAGCGTTGATGGTGTTCTATTTGATCCACCTTATAGCCCTAGACAGATAACTGAGTGTTATCAGAATGTGGGTCGTAAGGCGACAATGCAGGACACCCAGTCTGCTTTTTACAGCAAGCTTAAAAAACAGATTGCAGTAATAGTGAAGGATGATGGCTATGTGATTTCTCTCGGATGGAACAGTGGTGGCATTGGCAAAAAACTTGGTTTTGAGATACAGGAAATTCTTCTTGTAGCTCATGGCGGTTGGCATAATGACACGATTGTTACTGTTGAGAGAAAGAGACAAAGCGATCAGACACAGCTATTTGACCAAAGGACATACGGTGATGAGTAAGACTATTAAGAATGTGAAGCTGACTACTAGACAATGGGAATTGTTGGTAAACGCTATCGCATTTCATGAAACTGTGATTGAAGATCGTATTCGAGATGAATGGGAGGGTTATTCCCATAAAACTTTAGAAGCTCATTATGAGATGCGTCACAAGTTAGAAGCATACCTATGAGTATGACTGAATTATCTGAAGAAGAAATTGTAAGAGAAGCAGTCACTGGTCAAGTTATGGACAC